CGAGCTGCGGATGATAGACGGTGTACGATTGGTAAAGGGACTGGCACTTAAGGACACAGGAACAGAGCTTTAAAAGTAATACTTATTTTAGCAGTCGAGGGGGTAAGAGTGCTAACGAAATTTACAGAATTTGGAGAAGATGTTATTAAATAGGTGATTTAAGTGCAGAAAGTGCACTTTTTCACGACTCTTTAGCGTAGAGAAAAAGGAAATCAAAATATACTATATAAAAGAGATGAAAAAATCTGCACTTTTTGCACTACCATGAAATCAAGGAGGATTGGTAAATTATGGCAGAACAAAACAAGCCGACAAGAGGCAGAGGCGGGAAGAACAACTTCCCTAATGCCAAAATGGTAGTTGAAACAGAGGAGGACAGACAGCTCGTCAGTAAACTGCTTGGAGAAGTGCTGGTCGAGTATAGACAGCCGAAGGTCAAGAGTGACGAAGAACTGGCGCAGAGGTTGAACGACTATTTCCTAAGATGTGCCAGAAGCGGACAAGTGCCGACAGTTGAGGAAATGGCTATGAGTACAGGGTATTGTATACAGGCCGTTTGGGATTGGGAGACTGGAAGGACCAAAGGTTTTAGTCCCATGACCCGCGAAATCATTAAAAAAGCTAAGGATATGCTCAAGACTTTTGATGCAAAACTCGTCATTTCTGGCAAGCTGAACTTTCTCGCTTACTGTTTCCGAGCAAAGAACTATTACGGCATGGTAGACAAGCAGGAAATCACTGTTGCGCCGACACAGCCACAGGAAGAATACAGCGTGGAGGACATCAAGAAGCGGTACCTGAATGTAGCCGATGTGAAAGAGGTAGATAACGATGATGATAACTAACCCTATGAAAGCCATTCGTGCAAAGTGCATTGATTGTTGTGCAGGTGATAAGAACGAAGTCAAGCTATGTACATGTGAGCAGAACTGTGCGCTCTGGCCGTTCCGTATGGGTAAGAACCCATACCGTAAACCGCCGAGTGAGGCTCAGATAGCGGCATCAAAAGCTAACGCACAGCGCATGAAAGAAGCGAGAAGCGCACAGGATAGTCAACTTAGCGCTAAAACTACCTGAAAATCAAAGGGTTTTTGAGTGCATGGGTATCAGGCAATGAAATTACCCTGCTGCGACTATCCTTTGAAAAACCTCAGTAGTATAGTGTGAAAATCGGCAAAGTCGAGCATAGCGACTATCGAGCGACTATCCAGGCGACTTTTACGAGCGACTTTTCAAAAATCAGTGGCGACTTTTGCGACTATTGCCAGCGACTATCAGGCGCAGACCCCGCCGGAGATTTTTCAAAATTCTTGGCGGAAAAATAGCAGGAAATTTCTGGAATTTCACCAGATTTTCCTGCTTTTTCTTTGCTTTTGCCAGATTTTGGCAAATATGGCGCTTATAAAGCCCTGTTTTGGGCGTGCCTTATAGCGTCGCCTGTATGGCCGCTAAAATGCCTTGTATGCCGCTTTGCAAAGCGCGCCAATATAGTTTGCTGTCTAAAGGGCAAAATTGATTGTAGCGCCTTGTAGCCACCTTATAGGCGATTGCAATATTTTGCCGTGTATCTGTACAGCTTGACAGGACAGGCGCGGCGCGTGCTGTATGGCTGTTAAAATGGGCTGTGTAGCTTTTTGGCCTGTACTGCTGCATAGTTTATTGACGGCATTGTAAAAGCCCTGTAAACCGCGCTATTGGCGCAGAAAACAGGGCATAAAAACAGGGCTTGCTATTGCAAGCCCCAAATGTGTTTATTTGCTGATTTTAAGCAGCGCGCTAAAGAAGTAGAACGGCGTAAAGATGATACAGAGTAGAACAGTCAATTTTATCACTTCCTTTTATTGCTAAAATATAACGCTATTTGGTAAAGTATACCGATTGTAAAGAATGGTATTGTAAATTGCAAGATACAAAATATATGATAGTTCATATTAAACCACCGAAAAACGCTTGCAAGCGCTTGTTTTACTGTATTGCGTGTAAATATCCGGTAAAGCTCTTTTTAGTGCGGCGCTGTCAAGGCGTGTTTGTGTAAAGCTAATATTAGACACCTTTGCCGCGCCAAAAACAGCGCTTTCCTCACCGTTTAACGCCTGTATAAGTTCCTGTTTTATAGCGTCGTTTTCGGCTTGTAAATCTTCAATCAGCCGTTTGTTTTCGCGGTATTCGTCGCAAAGTTTTTCGTATTCGTTCATATTAGCAAACCTCTTTTCTATATTCGTGCGTAAAGTCGTAAAAGCTGGTCTTGTATCCTGTTAAATCGTACTCACGTCTAAATTTTGCTATAGCCTCTTTTTTACTATAGTCAAAATATTTAATCCACCCTGTATCAATTGCTTTTTCGGCACGATTAAAACCGTTGTATTTAATACGATAGCCTTTATATTTGACAGGGCTGTTATATTCCCAAATATAATCAATAATCAATTCGTTAAACATTATTTATACCTCTTTTCTTTGTAACGTTGAATAACGCGCGCCAAAAAACCAGTAAACGCTATTTTTCGGATATATGACAGGTTTTAGATAATTCATTAAAAAGGATTTTGGCACGTTGATTTTAGCTAATTCTTTGGCCGTTATTAGCTCTTTTGATACCCATATATCAAAAGTATTTAATATTGGTTTGCCTGTTTTGCGTGAAATATGTATTTTTCGCTTGTTGTCAATTTTGGGCGATACTTCAAAATATAACATATTAAACCACCTTTTCCAAATAGCTATAATCATAGCTTTTTACTGTTCCTATTGTTTCCGGTGTAGGTTTTTCACCTGTAAACCTGTCAATCTCACAAACCGGAATATAAAATGCCGTGTATTTGCCTAATTCGTTATAATTGCAATTATAGTATTCATAGGCGTTTAATACCTGTTCAAATGTTTCATTAGTCTTTTTAATAGGTGTAGCGCCCCCCCATGGATTGTTAAACGGGCGCATTTTGCAAGGGCAAAAGAACACCGTTAAACCGTTATTAAATGCCGTACGCGCTGTTCTTTTGCTTATACGTTCAAATGTAAAGCCGTTTTCTGTAAATGTGTAGTTATTCATAATTAAACCCTCTTTAAATATATTCAACCCGTTTTAATTCGTTGCGTTTACACTGTTCAAGGAGTTCTTTATAATCCTTGACAGATAGTTTATAAAAGTCTTTGCAAATAAAACCTATTGGTTGAGTGCTATAGCAATTTGCGTTTGTATCTATGCCCAAATAACGCGCGTTGCCGTTTGTATTTCTCTCCGTGCGGAATTGTAGTATCATGTTTACACCACCTTTTTAATTGTAAAAATGCCTTAAATATAAATCTTCTTTGCTGTCAAGGCTTGTTATTGTAGGGCAATAGCCATAATATACAAGCGTTGCATTGTACGGCCTAAAGTCCTTGATAAGCGCGTTATACAGTCTATCACGCTTTGCGGCCTTGTCTTTAGTGCTTTGCCTGTTATATGTACGTTCGTCGTTTTCAAGGTATAACAGTTGCTCGTCAAGGCCGCACAGTAAATAAAATCTGTGCATTAAAGTTTTAGCGGCTGCTATATCCTGTTCGGTCGGATTGCTTGTTTTGCGCGTTGCAAGCTGTACAACGGCCTTTTCCCTAAGTTGTGCTATAGTCATGCGTGCCATAATGTATTAACCTCTTTTCTTTTTTCTTGTCATTAGAGCGGTGTATCTTCTTCAAGTGATTTGCAAATTTGGATTGCCATAATAAAAAAACCCCTTCAATAGCCTATTGTGTGTCAAGCGGTTTTGTTGTCCGCTTGTCTTATCTTGATTATATTATAATCCTATCTGTGTTACTTGTCAATAGTTTTATGATAAATTCTTGTATGAATAAGATTGAATTACAATCCTTTTAAGGTGAATTGCATTTACTTTTGAAAGGTAAATGCAAAATACAATCTTGATTAGATGCAAGTGCCGGTGTGGGCGGTGCCGGTCTGGTTGTTTTAATGTGGTTGCGCGGCCATACCGGCGGGGGGAGTGCAAGCGCTGGAATTGGGCGGGGGTAGTGCTGCGAGTAGCCGCAAAAATTAAAAAGCTTCAATAAAAGATAAAAACTTATCTTAAAAGTGTTGACAATCCCGCGTGCGTGTGCTATACTCTTGTCAAGGAGGTGATATTGTGGTTAAGAACAATATCGAATTGGACGTTAAGGTGATGTGTCTGCAAGCTGGTAAAACGCAACAGCAGCTGGGTGAAGCCATTGGCACAACAGGGCAGTATGTGAACCGTGTCATTAAGAAGAAAGACGGTTTGCTGAATAACACCTACGTCAAAATGATTGAAGCACTTGGCTACGACATTGAGCTTACCTATATAAAGCGTGACAAGGAGGAATGAATTTATGAAACGGGCGATTGGCTATGTGCGTGTTTCAACAGAGGAACAGAGTTCTGATGAAAAATATGGTATCGACACGCAGAAACAGGCTATTGCCGAATATGCCGCCAACAACTGTTATG